CAAAATACACAAAAAAAACATAAACATATTTCAAATATAATATTATATGTCAAATACAATATTATCATCTTCTCCCACTACAACAAATTCCTTTATGACATACGTGAAACCTCTGATTGAAGATTCGGATATGTTTGTGACCAAACGCAACGGCGAATTAGAAATCGTCTCTTTCGACAAAATATTAACCCGTGTAAAGACCATTGGACAACAGTGCAATTTAAAACTGAACTACACGAGTCTTGCGATGAAAGTGATAGACCAACTGTATGACAAAATCGAGACCAAAAAGATCGACGACCTTTCCGCCGAACAATGTGCATCCATGGCATCCATTCATCCGGATTACAATACATTGGCGGGACACATTGCCATTTCGAGTCATCATAAAGATACCACCGCCTCCTTTTCCGAAACAATGACGAATCTGTATGAATACCGGAATTTCCACGGAAAACATACACCTCTGATTTCCGAAGAATTATATTCTCTGATTTGTCAAAATAAAATCCTGTATGACACCAAATGCGATTTCGAACGGGATTTTGTAATCGATTATTTTGGATTTAAAACACTGGAACGTTCCTATTTGATGCGTATTAACGGCGTCGTCATTGAACGTCCCCAACATTTATGGATGCGCGTTGCATTGGGAATTCACGGAAGCGATACGGAAAAGGCGTTTGAAACGTATGATTACATGTCCCAAAAGTATTTTACACACGCAACCCCCACCCTATTTAATGCGGGAACGCCCCATCCACAATTATCGTCGTGTTATTTGATTGCAATGGAAGACGACAGTTTAGACGGTATTTTCAATACTCTGAAAGATTGCGCGAATATTTCGAAATGGGCGGGAGGAATCGGATTACATATTCACAATGTGCGTGCAACGGGGAGTCATATACGGGGAACAAATGGGATTTCAAACGGGATTGTTCCAATGCTCCGTGTATTCAATAACACGGCCAAATACATTAATCAAGGTGGGAAACGAAACGGGTCGTTTGCGATTTATCTGGAACCTTGGCACGCCGACATTGAAATGTTTTTGGAAATGCGCAAGAATCACGGGGACGAAGAGATGAAGGCGAGAGACCTGTTTTATGCCCTGTGGATTCCCGATCTTTTCATGGAACGTGTCAAACAGGACGGTATTTGGACATTGATGTGTCCCGACGAATGTCCCGGGTTGTCGGATGTATACGGCGAGGATTTCGTGAAATTATACGAGTCGTATGAAACGGCGAATAAAGGCCGCGAAATCGTGAAAGCGCGTAGTATATGGTTCAAAATATTGGATGCACAGATGGAAACGGGGACGCCCTATATGCTCTACAAGGACGCCGCGAATCGGAAATCGAATCAAAAGAATTTGGGGACAATTAAATCGAGTAATTTGTGTACGGAAATAATCGAATACAGTGATGGAAATGAAACCGCGGTGTGTAATTTGGCCAGTATTGGATTACCGTCCTTTATTCGTCAGAATGAAACTACAGGGGCATATTTCGATTTCGCGGAATTGCATAAAGTGGCGGGTATAATTACGCGGAATTTGAATCGCATTATAGACATCAATTTTTATCCTACAGATAAAACCCGCGAAAGTAATATGCGCCATCGCCCGATTGGAATCGGGGTTCAGGGATTGGCCGATGTATTTCTAATTTTGAATTTGGTGTTTTATAGTGAAGAAGCCAAATCTCTGAATTGTCGAATATTTGAAACGATATATCACGGTGCATTGACCGAATCGATGAATATGGCCAAAATGGATAAACCCTATGAGACATTTGCGGGTTCTCCGGCGAGTCAGGGGATCTTACAGTTTGATTTGTGGGATATGCCCGCCGATTACAAATATATGTATGACTGGAATTCTCTGAAATCGGATATTGTCCAACACGGACTTCGCAATTCGCTATTGCTGGCGCCGATGCCGACAGCATCTACCTCGCAAATCCTGGGATTCAACGAATGCATTGAACCGATCACGAGTAATATCTATAGTCGGCGAACATTGGCGGGGGAATTTATTATTGCAAACAAGTATTTGATGCAGGATTTGATTAATTTGAATTTGTGGAACGAGAAAATCAAAAACAATATTGTGGCGAATCATGGGAGTGTGCAACATATCGAGAGTATCCCACAGGAAATCCGGGATAAATATAGGACGGTTTGGGAGATACCGATGAAACATTTGATTGATATGTCGGCGGATCGTGGAGTATTCATTTGTCAATCTCAGAGTTTGAATTTGTGGATGGAAGACCCGAATTACAATTCTCTGACATCTATGCATTTTTATTCTTGGACAAAAGGATTGAAAACGGGAATATATTATTTGAGACGTCGAGGGAAACATCAGGCACAACAGTTTACGATTGAACCGGAGAAACACGCGGCGGATTCGAATAGCGAACACGAGATATGCGAATTCTGTTCGTCTTAGGATATAACCCTGTAGGACCCCCAAAAATATAAATATTATATTATTATTATAATATAATGTTTCCCATGTTTCCCACGTTTCCCATGTTTCCCATTGAAATTGTAAATAAAATAATGATATATGTTGCCGAATTAAACAATAGTATGATGATTACACAATTCGATAGAAATCGAGAATATTACAAGATCAATTTCAATAGTGACTTATTGTGGAAGGTAAAGGCCAATATAATGTTGAAACGAATATATCCTATTTATCGTTTTTTTACACCGGGCGATTTACAGAAAGAGGGTATACAAATCTATAAATTTGGAATGATTCATTATGAAAATAAATTGAGGACCGAGAATAAAAAGAATTCAAAATAAAATACAATACAAACAAACACACTCAAAAAAATTTTTTGCCGGCCTGCGGCCGGCGACCATACCCCCCACCAACCATCCCAAAAATAAACCTGTTTGATTCAACCGGCGGGCGGGGGCGGGGGCGGGCGGAAAATCCTACAGATTAATTTTGGGAGGGGGATAGGGACGCCGGCCGCAGGCCGGCGGAAAAATTTTTTTTGGATGGGGGTTGAAATTTTTATACATATTATTTTTATGTATGTTCTTTATCTAAAATAAAAATCGCAAATAAATTCAAAATGGAAAAGGAAAACAATCGAACCATGCCCACGCCCACGCCCACACCCACCAATGTCCCACTCCCCCCATTATCAAACAGTGTTATTCCTACGAAGACGGTCGACAACCCACCCAAGAAACCCGTATGGTGGATATTTTGGCCATTAGAATGGTTTTTCTCTTTGTTCCCAGATATCACCCATTATTTCGAAATATTTTATTATTCGATTTATACATTCATACTTACTTTTGGAATCATTGTAATGATCTATTCTTACAATACGAATCAATTATCCTATTTGTCGCTATTGATGATTTATGTTGGAATCCGCAAACCCGCATGGTACAAGTTTTATCTATATGTATTATTGTGGGTTGGATTGATTGACCTATGTAGGATGGTCTATGCTATCCCCCCATGGAAATTGAAATGGTCAGAGATGGAAAAAAAAGATAAAAAAAAATCCGACGTATCCACCACAGATACATCGGACAAGGCCGACGCCGCCACCGCCGGCACTCCCCCACCACCACCTCGCAAACACAAGAAGGGAATTATGGATAAAATATTCGATGATGTAGATTCAGATACGGATACGGATTCAGACACGGATACAAAACAGGGTTCTAATAAATACACGAAGAAATAACACTGTAGGACAAATACCCCCTATTCAAACTTCCGTTAATCCAAAATCAACGATTTCAAAGAAAATGTCCGATGGAATATGAGAATCGAATTCCATTTTCAAAAAGCATCGAAAACAAACTAAAACATCCACAATCGAATTGTGCAGATTCTCTACCGTTTCTTGAAAGTAATGAGAATACAGTTCGCACAATTTAGGAGGTTTGAAGTTACCCGTTTTTGTTTTTGGCGTCACCAATTTGCAAATCGATACCCCTTGATGCATCGTGCAATATTGAAGTATATTATTAAATATACCTGTTTGACATTTCCCGTAATATCGCATCATTTCCAACTGTATCATTTTGATATCGAACGATATGTTGTGTCCTACAACACAGTCACATTCTTCCAGATTCTGCAGAAATACTTTCAATGCATAAATCATCGGAATCCCATTTTTATCCAATGTGTCTCTATTAATACCCGTTATATCGGTGATTTTTGTAGTAATCACCACATCTTGTGGTATATCAATATATTCATTGAATATATTGACGATATTCTGCGTCTTGGTATCATATATCACATAACTCAGTTGTGTGATATATGACATTAATGTGAAATCGACATTATCCAAATTATCCAAATTGTATAGGTCTTCGTCGGATGGTGGAAATCCCGTTGTTTCAGTGTCAAACACCAGGATTCGTTGGCAATTCGAGACATCGATACGGGGTGATGGAGTTCGAGTAGGTGTTTTCAGTATTTTCGGGGTTTTCGGGGTTTTCGGTTTTTTCTTGTACAAAGAATTCGTCTTCTTCGTCGCCGTATTTTCAAAGGTATAATTCTCGGCTTCTTGTATGATCTTTACCAGATTTGGATGGACGCCTTGGATAGATGATGGTTTGTTCATTGTTTTCATTTTTGATGGATTGGTTGATTGATTATAGTACATAACATATATACCACAAAAATATTTCAATTTTATTTTTTTGTAGGTGGTGGTGGTGGTGGTGGTGGTGGTGGGCACCAACCCCACCATCGTGCCAAAACACTATATTTTAAGAACCCCTTTTACACGAAGTCCCCAGTCATTTTTCAAATTAAATCGGGTTTTTGATTTGATAGACGCCTTTGGTAATATAGACGACCATTCAAATAAACGCCTGTTGGATCCAACAGGGGTTTTCGATGATAGGCTGCGCCGGGGGTGGCGACCATTCCGATGACTGCGAGTACGAGTACGAGTTTTCCGTGTTTGAAATTTCCGATTTGTTTTATTCCTTTTCAGAGATTTCCGTTTTTGAACCATTATATATTGTAAATATAAAAAACATAATAAAAACATAAAATGATTCTCTGAAAAAATACAAACCGACTGTATGACAACGACGCCCAATCATTCATTTAACGCCTCCTCACATCAAGTCACTTTCGTAACTGCCTATTACAACATATATGAACAACCTTTTTTACATCGAACCAAAAACTGGCGATTCGACCGGTTCCTCGAAATCTGTCAAACAGGAATTCCGATTTGTATTTTTTGTGGGGACGATTCTCTGAACGATATCAGAGAAATTGCCAAAAATTATCCGAATGTATTCATTATGGATTTTTCCGAAGGATTGGACGGAACGGAAATTGCTAAAATGTCTAAATCAAATGTGGACAACTACCGAATTCCATACAATAGTCGCGAGGGAAAAGATACGGTCGATTATTTTGTCCTGATGAATGCCAAAACGGAATTTGTTGCACGGGTCATACAGGTAAATCCATTTCATACGGGGAAATTCGCGTGGATGGATTTCAATCTGTCACATGTATTTCACAATGTCCCGGAAACGTGCGAATATATGAAGGCGCTTTCGATGAATCCATACAATGAACCCTTTTTGACATTCCCGGGTTGTTGGTCGCCGGTCCATTCCGATGACGAGGGCACCATTATTGATAACGTAAATTGGCGATTCTGTGGCGGATTTTTCATTGGCGATTCCCATTCTCTGAACGAGTTTTATCAATTGTATTTAAAATGGTATCCAATCTTTTTGACATCTTATCGTGCCATTACGTGGGAAGTCAATTTCTGGGCGTGGCTCGAAAAGACGGGGGAATGGCGCCCCACGTGGTATGCCGCGGACCACAATGATTCCATTGTAAAAATATCGACGGATTTTTGGGCGTCGTCTCTGAAAGTCCATTCCAAACAGGAATTCGCGGGGTTTATGGATATCCCGGGGTATTATCCGGGATCCATTGCATATTTGCGGACCAAGTGTCAGAGACATGTCATAAATATTCGTTATTTGAATTACTGGATTTTGGACAATGGTGCGTATTATTTCAAAA